CACGTACTAGAGCCATCATATCTTCACGAATTTTCATACGTTGTTGATGCTCTGTAAGTGCATCAGAAGCTTCCTCTACTTCTTCAGAATCACCGTTAATAGCATCATTAACCATTTTACGTAACTTCTCTAAACCTACTTTGTGGTGGTAGTTAATACCTAGTTGGTCAGCTCTAGCTTTAAGCATAGTAAGCTCATCCAGTGTACTCTCTTCTTGTACATCATTTAGCATTTCATCAGACATATTCTTGTACCTTTAAATTAATTTATTATATTAATAAGAATTGATAAGTAGAGGGTTACCCCTCTACTTAATTAGCTCAATTAAACTGGAGCTACAGTTTTAACAAGACCAATCCATTCTGGACGTAAAGCCATAAAGCCGTAGTACCATTTAATAGAGTGGAAACCAACTTCACCGTAAGGATCTTGAGTAGTGATATTATCACTTGGTTTTCTATGCTTAATCACAAACTTAACAGTCTTACCATCAGTTTGGAAACCAATAGCAGTAAATGAACCAGAACCAACAGTTAACATTGGGAACACATCATATTTACCAGAAGTAGTTTGGTAACCTAAATTAGCAGAAGTAGCTGATGCACCAGCACCTGCCCATTTAGCCATGTCTAAGTTAACAATAATACGGAACTGATCAATAGTACCATATTCATGAGGAAGAATCGCACCAGCAGCAGCATAACGCTGTACAGGAATAAATGCTTGATTACCAAACAGATCTTTCATTCCACGGATTGTAGGGATCAGCTCAGTACCAACGAATAGACTACGTGCACTAGGAATAGTTGCAGTATCAAACATTGTTGAACCTTTCATGTATGTAGTCTGCTTAGGACAACGGTTGTTATCTAAAGTAATACCTAACTTCATTAAGTCAGTATAAGAAACTACAGAAGGCGTAGCACCTTCACCTGTAATAGTAGCGTTTGAAGTAGCTACACCAGCATAACGAACTACACCAGCAGCATTTAACAAGTCGATCTGTAAAGCAGCTTCAGTCATGTAGTTAGCACCACGTAAAGCTTCACGAGTAACATGCATTTCCAATTCTGCATCAGTGTCAAAGTCTAAAGACTCTTGAGTGTACTCATCAAAGAAACCAAACTTATTAAAAGAGCCTTGCAATTCTAAACGTTTGAAACCAACACGGTTTACACGTCCACCAGTTTCAGACAATGCAGGTAACTTACCTGAGATAGTACCGATGTCTTTAGATGAACCATATAAGTTACCGTTCGCAATAGTAGCACCGTTAGCATCAAGACCTTGGTCGTTTACGTTACGATCATCTAGTAAAGGTAGATAGTGGTATTGTTTAATTGTTTTACCAAAGTTCTTAGGCATAGAGCGCACATCAGCCAATGGCATAAAGTGCTGATCTTTGACAAGATCAATAAGAGCTTTCTTATAGTAATACTGTTGCTGGATCTGAGTAGCACCAGTACCGTTAATCGTGGCATTATCGCCTGTACCAAAAATTTGAGCCATAATAATATTCCTTCAACCTAAATAGACTTAAACTGTCTTAAACAAATCAGCTTTAGCATACTTCTCAAACTCTTCATCTGACATAGATAAAAAATCTGGAACTGCCTGACTTTTTGTAGAAGACATACTTTTTGTAGGAGCTAGGGCCTGCTTTTTAGCATTCCGTTGTTGTTCTTTAACATTATCCATAGGTGTCTTATTTTGAGTTTGTTGAGCTTTGTTGTACATTTCTAACATGTACTTAGCGGTAAGCTCATATAACTGTAAATCAGATACTCCTGCAGGAGTTCTTCCTAACATTCTTTGCTTTTCAATTTCAGCTGCAATTGCGTCATAAGCACCTGATTCCATATGAGCATTAATGTCACGAAGTAGTCTTGGATTGGCAGCAATGGTAGCTTTGCTTGCAGCATCCCACCTATTTCCTACAATATCTGCAGTACGTGTAAATGCTGGTGATTCACGTAATTCCGTAATTACTTCGTCTAACTCAAGTTGTGAGTCATTTACGCGGTAATCATTGGGCATATACTTAGAGTCTGTTTCAGCATCTAGGGAGTATGCATCTAACTGATTATCAGCTACCAGCTTCTTAATTGCTTCAGGTTTACCTTGAGCAACTTCAATAAGCATATTAAGTTTAGCTTCATCTAATAGTCCGTTATCCCCTAGCATCTTCACAATACGTAAGTTAGGTTTTAATTCCTGCATACGTTTGTTGTAATTTGCACCCATTTGCATAAGCGATACAGCGTCCTCAACGCTATCCACTTGCACAGTCTTACCATTAGCTTTAAACGGTGCTAGTAACCGTTCATAAGCTGCTTTGTAGTCTACAGTTTCTGGTTCAGAAACATCTTTGACATCTTTGGTAGAGACATCTTTTTGCTGAGATTCGCCAGATACTTCCTGTCCGTCAACTGGATTGGTATCTGTAGTTTGCTCTGCTTCACCCTCAGTTTCAGAAGTACTAGCTTCAGAAGCTTCTGTAGAGCCTTCTACAGTATTATCTTCTTTAGGTGTACTATCTGCTTCATCAGAATTCGTTGTATCGCTAGAAGACTCTTTTAAGTCTTCTAGATCCATTGCTAGAATGTCTTCATCAGACATTCCTAAATAGTTAACTTCATCACTCATACATCTTCACCATTCAGAATCTCATGCTGCATATCTTGCATATCTTGAATAGCTTGTTGAGCTTGTTGAGCTTGACCCATAACTCTGCGGAAATAAGTTCGCAGCAATCCAATAGCAGTAATTTGATTATCAACATCTTTCATGGCTTCAACATCAAGTACACTATCACCTTTAAGGTATACTAAACGTAATGCTTCATCTTTAAAGTAACCATCTGCAAGTACTTTAATAAAGTCTTGGTTTGCATAAAGTCGTTGTAATGCTAATCCTGCGGCTACTACTTCTTTTGCTTGCTCTAATGAGATTTCAATTTCAGCTAGTTGAGCTTCTTGGTTTAATTCAGTCATTTCTATTTACCTTTAGTTATGGGTACGCCTACCCTAGTTATTTTGCGTCTTCTTTAGGCATTGCTTTTTCTTTATGAAATTCAAGCAATGCTTTTGCTGCATGTTCATCAATGTTTTGTTGATGATTTTGTGCAGCTAATTCCTGAGTCTGTTGATGATCAACACCTGTAGATTTATTTACAAAATCTAAGTCAGTCATATCTGCATCACTACTCATCTTACGAGTTTGAGCCTGTGCTACACCTGCTTTAGCTAATTTCAATTGAGCATCAACTTGTCTATCTTGACCCTTAGCCTGTTCATTTACAACCTCTGCTTGTAACATCTGTAACTGCAATTGTTGCATCTGTTGTTGCATAGGATCTGGAGCAGGGGGTTGATAGTCTTTAAGTCTCTTAGCTAATTCAGGCATCTTACGAAGCTTAGCAATATCAGACATAATCATCATAGTTACATCCATTGGTACACTATTACCTAATGTCTGTAGCATAAACGCTAATTCCTGAGCTTTTTCATTATCTGTCTCTGCAGTACTAATTGTCAAGCGTAAGTCAATATTACCTGCTAAATCATCTCTCTTAACTGGAACAAATTCATCATTTGTAATTCTAACTACTTCAGTATCAGATAAAAATTCAGCATTCATTGAAATGAATTTACGACCTATTTGAATAATACCGTCAGCTAATCTGCGAAGAATACCTAGTTCACGCTTAGAAGCTGCATCTAAAGCTCCTCTAACACCTGTAGCTGTATTACCTAAACCTTGACCACCAATGCCTGTATTATAAGCTTTAACGCCTGTAATAGACTCAGCTTCATTATTCATATACTGAATCATCATCATAGCTGATTGAGGAATTTCAGGGTATCTATGCATAAATACTGCTTGCTCAGGATTCATGATATTAGGGCTAAATTGGTAATCTTCACCTAGATCAAATTTACGCTTATTAATTACATCTAAAGCATCTTTTCTAATACCTTGTTGAGCATTGGCAGATCTACCCATAAGGTCAATCATACCCCTAGTAATAGCTCCAATAATTGCTTGGTTATCTTCTAACAATACACTGTCAGGTTCACCATAAATAGATTTACGTACAGGTAAATATTGAACTACTACAAAAGGCAATTTCTTATCTGGGTATGGATTCTCTTCCATACGAACAATAGTGTTACCAATATAGCACACTAAAATAGAAGTTAATGAACCATCATTATTAACATCCCAGTATCCCCAATACTCATACATTACTACTTTCTTGCGAGTTTTATCTTTAAACGTAAATAGGTTACCAGCATCTTTATCATTGTAGTCTGGATAAGTACTAGGATCTTCACCAGTAAATTGAATATTGTCTAAGTTTTTATAACGCTTATCAGCTTTCAATACATCCATAGATACATTGTATCTATGTATGACAAACTTCGCTTTTGAAATGTCACCTTTACATGTAGGATCAATGATTACGTTTTCGAATTCACAAATTTCAGTAGTAGGATGATTCTCAACAGCAACCATCTTTTTAACAAGTTTAGTACCTACTTGAGCTTCTTGGAATGGAGGAATACCTTGAGAAATCATTTGTTGAGCTTGAGCAGGATCTTGTACAGGAAGCTGACCCATTACAGGCTCTTCTACCATTTGCTCAGCTTCTTCGTATTCCCAACCTACCTTAACAACGATAGTACCTTCATCAACAGCTGTACGTACATACTCGTCAACAAATCTTACTTTATTAATTTTGTTATTAAATTGGTGGTTAAGTACTAAAGTATTTTGTTCAGCAGCCTTAGTATCTTCCCACGTAACAGGTTGCGCATCAAATATGTTACTAGAACTTAAAAAAGGTTCTGATAATGAAGCATAACGCCATTCAGCCTGTTTACGTGCAAGTTTAGGTTGTACGCTAGATCTGTTCTTAGCAAACTTAGTTTTAGATTTACCACTTAGTAAATCTAACCAATTACCCACATTAGTAATATGTGATGAATGTGTAGGTAAAGCTGCAATATAGTCGCCTTTTAGGTTAGACACTTTAGGAGGATTCTTCCACTTAACCTCAAATGTCTCTGTAACATTATTTTCTAACTGTTCTTCAGAAACTGCATCAATTAGGTTGTCATCTGCAGAAAGGTATTTATCTTTCATTAGTTAAGTTTCTCCGTAAAAAAAGATCCGTACATTCCACCCATACCTGCACTTAAATGCAATATATTACTATTTGGATACCTATCTAAACATAGGCATAATTCTACACCTGTAGAACTTCCCATAGTGTGTCCTATTTCCTGTTTAAAGCTTAATGTATCACATCCTGGATACGCTACATTAACAGCTACCAATTCTACCTTATTTGATTCTGTATTGGTATCATGCATCTTTACATAGTTTAAAGGTAAATCTTTAGTAATAACACTAGTATACCCTTCTTCACACACATCTACCAAAGTATTAGCAATTGCATATTTATTAACTACATTAGATATCTTACATATACTATTTGCAGTTTGCTTAGCAGATACGTGAAATATACTAGCACCAAAACCTACGTTAAATGCTTTACCTAAAACACCTGCTTGAGTAAAAGCTTGCTTTACTAGTTCAGTAGTACCATCATCTGCGCTAATAATAATAGCATCTGTAAGCTTACTTGATTCAAATAAATATGATTAAAGAACTACAAGCAGAACCATCTGTACTTAACCAATCAGTAGCTTTTAGTTGTTTAGCCCACTTTCCTGCTACTATTTGCGATTGCTGCATAAAAGATACTCTAGCACTTTCTTTACTAATAGTAGATAGATATACAGTCTCTGTGCCTGCCCAAGTACTATTACCTGCAGCAAGTAGAGTACCTACCTTATCACCTACAGGTGTATACTTAAAATCTGAAACCAGTTTACTAACTGTAAAAGTTAGCGGAGATGCACTAGTACGTGATTCTAAAAGATCTAAAGTATAAGAATAGGAATTAAGATACATCAATACTTACTCCATTATTATTATACTTATTAATCCAAACAGCTAAATCCATAACTGTTAGATGTGCTTTAGGACCTTTTACATCTGGAAAGTAACCTTCTACATTAGCATCGCTAGGCATATTAAAATAATTACCTAAACCAGTTAAAGTTAATGCAGTATCTAAGCTATCTAAATTTAGATCTTTTAACTTAGAATTAGTAGAATAGTTACTAAAATCTAAGTCTAAACCTGTAGATTCATATTCGATAGTTTCTTTTAAGATATTTAAAAATTCTTGTAGAGGGATTTCTTTATTCATTACTACTACCTTCGTACTATAAAATTTATTGTATTTTTATCATTTTTATCAAAGTATACCATAACATCGGATGTATTTAACTCATTTACTACCATACCTTCCCTTAATCTAGTTTTATCAAATACATCTATAAAACCTTTTCTAGCATCTACCACTTTTATACAATACACGTTTATACTGTATAAAAAATTTCTAAGTCTGTCAAATACATCATGAGCTACAACACTATCAGACACCCAAACAGTGTTACATATGAAGCAAGGTATTACACCATTGTAAGTTACAGAGCTACCAATGGTGTAAACAAAAGCAGCAACTAATTCAGATTCTCCATACATGGCTAAAACTTGATAACGATTGCTCAGTATCTCCTTAACATACGTATCTATATTAATTTTGATAATATCTACAGTAAGAGTTGCATTCATTTTATTCATAGCTATTTTAAGCTTATCTATAATATTGGTTATCTCTACAGCACTATAATCTGAAGCAATACCATAAGTAAATGTATAACCTTCTTCGATATACTTTTTAAGCATACATACCCTTATTGTCCAATCTTTAGTAAGATTTATCTAATTCTTGCGTAACGCCTACTGCCCATTCATGGCAGGTGTTTGCGTATCTTGCAGCGTCATCAGCTTCTTTTGCCAGTTCGACAAGAATGTTGATACTCTCGTCTGAAAATCCGCTTGTGGCGGTTGAGCTTGTACACTGGCAGGCAGCACTAGTTTTGGGCATGGTGCGGTTACTGCCACTGGCTGCGTGCTGCAACCGCTTAACATCAGCAGCAAGCTTGATATTTTCAGCATGTGCATCATCGATTGCTCTTGCTTTGATAGCATTATTCACCTCTATCGTAGTGTTTAACTGGTTAATATTGTGTTCTTTGTCTAGCGTCGCTTTAACTTGATTGCTGTAGGCTTCATTCCAAGTAGCATGAAGTTGTGCAATTTCAGCGTTAAGCTTTAATCCATTTACATACCATCCAGCAAAGAAACTGATAGCCGCTGCTGTAATCATTGGGTAAAACCACATCAATATCGCCCTTCATATTTATCAGCACGGCTATATACTAATCCAATGTAACCACGATTAATATCATATGGACTTTGACCGTATCCCTTGAATGGTTTGTGGCTTTTAATGCTGCTTAACTCTACATTGCCAAACCATATATTGGGGTTGCAGGTTAGCAGTAAGCTACACTTTAATCGTTCTTTACGTAGCCCACCAATGCCGCCATTATAGGCGGATAACGCCATTTGATAATTATCATTCGGTGTTTCTGCCCCTTTGACCTCGCTACTTAAATCTCGCATATAGACAACTAACCCACGCAACTGATAGTTAGCTTGATATGGATGATTAAACGACCAGTTTCCCCAGTTAATTTCTGGATGTTTGGCTTTGATCTCCTCAATAGCATCAAAAGACTGTGTCTTGGTGAATTGGCTCAAGCCTACTCCCCATTCTCTGTCAGTCTTAAGCTCTGCATTGGGTGACCAACATTTGGGGGATTTAAGTGAGGTACAACTTTCTTGCTCAACCTGTCCAGCTAATAGGCTGGGCTTATAGTGTTCATGCCAATATGATACTTGCTCTTGTTTAAGAACTGGCAAATAGGTAAGCGCATTGACTGGCAAGGCATCCATATTAATGCCCTGCTGACATAAGCATACTAATCATTAATGCAAAAGAGGCTACCATCACAGATGCACCTAGAAAGACCAACCCACTACCTGTAGATGATAATGATGCTTGTTCTACCATATCCCCCATATCAACATAAGGTAATAAGATTTTGCGGATAATATGCGTCAATCCAGCAACCAACATACCTAGCGACAGAACGCTAACAAATTCCAATAACAAGCTGGCGTTAACGGCATAAAGAAAGGCAATTGCTGGCACGAATAACCAGAACAGGCGTTTATCAAAGTGTTTCATCTGTATGTTTCCTTGTGTTTAAGTTAAAGATGTTTGACCAGCAGCGCCATAGCTGGGGCGACAATAAGTGTGAGTACGCCACCATACGCATAAAGGCGTGTTTTTGTCTCTCGATAGTCATCACGTAAACTGTTTATCATTGTGTCCATCGTATCGATATTTTTATGGATACGTGTAAACGTTTGCTCATTTTCCATACTATTCCGTGAGATTTCTCTGGTGAGTTCAGAAATACTGTGTGATAGTGTTAAATTACTTTGAACTTGCTTTTCCATCGTCGTATCGAGCTTTGATAAAGTTTTATCAAAATGAGCGAAATCATTCTCTAATCGCATGACCCGTTCAGTTATATCATCCATCAATGTTTCCTTTAGTTAATGTGTTTGCAGTTGATTCAGCTAACATAGCCTGTGTTATTAAGACACCACCTACGATGCTATAAATCTTTTCTAGCTATTTCTTTCTTTATTTTAACATCTTAACTGCAATTATTAAAACTATTTAGCAAACACAGCAGCAATAACATCGCCAGGACTTGCCACTTTCTGTGTGAGTGTTCTACTAGTACTAGACCAAACAGCATTAGCAATCTGTTCTAGTGTGTAACTATTACCACTACCACCAGTATCAACAGTAATTGCTTGCACTGGTTGTTGGTAGTTAATCCTTACAACATGACTTCCTAATGTATTAAGAAATGGATCACCCCCACCAGAAACCAATAAGATGCCATCATTTACTATCAATGTATGATCTGCTTCTTGTGGTCTAATTCGCCAACCATTGACTAAAAATCCATAGACAGGAATACTAGTTCCAGCAGTAGCATCAATTACATCACCACCTACTGTTAAGAATGCTGGTAAATACTTTTGATTACCACCAGTACTGATAAACCAATCTACCCATCTACTATACACATCCCTAACAGACATAGTAACTACTCCCGCATCGAGAGCAATTACTTTACTAACACCATCAAATGTATATGACATATAACTTATTTACCCAATATAAGCACGGTCTGCTTCTGCTACTGCACCAAAACTGATACCTTTAGCACGAGTAATAGTACCCTGAACAACTACAGGTTTAGCATAACCTTTGTTACCTGCTACAATTACAATTTGAGCATCAGTACCCGCAGTACGACCACCTTGAGTATTACCATCATAATCAAATGTAAATGGTAATGAACTACCTGTAATTGTACCTTGGATAGGTATACCATCTTCATCATTAACAGTGATAGCAGTAGAAGTACCATAATCACCAGTAACAGTATCCAAGAAATACATAATGTAATAACCAGCAGCAGCAGTAGTTAATGGTGTATTAAATGTAGTTGTACCAGCAGAACTGAATG